AACCACTTCTTGACCGACAGCAATGCCTGGTTCTTGACGACTGACGTGCCAAACGGCTTGAAGCACTTCGAGCGTTCAGCTTTGACAAATTCTATGGACGGAGATTTTGATACGGGCAACGTCCGTTACAAAGCTCGCGAGCGCTATAGCTTCGGTTGGAGCGACCCATTGGGTATGTGGGGCTCAGCTGGCGCGTAAGCCCAGTGAACTCAGAAGGGGGCTTCGGCCCCCTTTCTTTTGTGCTATAGTTACCTGTATCAAAACAAGGAGTAGCTATGGACACGTCAAATATGCCGACCACAAGAGCCGAGGCAAAGAAAACCGGCAGCAAGTACTATTTCACTGGACAGCCGTGCAAGCACGGGCACGTGGCCCCGCGCAAGACAAAAGGTGCTTGCGTAGAGTGCCTCAAGGTTGAGTGGGAAAAAGGCAACGTGACTCGCGCCGAGTATTTCCAGCAGTACAACGCATCGAACGCTGGGCAGAAAGCAAAACGCGAGTACTACGACAAGAACAAGGTGGCGGTTATTGAACGTGCGCAGTCTCGAACAACGGAAGCCAAAAACCAGTACAAGAAAAAACACAAGCGCGCGAACCCCGACTACTACAAAGAACTCACCAACGCGCGTCGTCGTCGTTTCCGTCAAGCAACGCCAAAGTGGTTGACACCAGAACAGAAGTTGGAGATTCGCATCAAGTACCGCTTGGCAATCGAGCTGTCTCGACGACTCGGAGTGCCTCATGCCGTGGACCACATCATCCCGTTGCAGGGCGAAGAGGTGTGCGGGTTGCACGTGCCGTGGAACATGGAGGTCATCACGCAAGAACAGAATTTGAAAAAGTCCAACAAGCTCGTTGACCCTGCGTAAAATACATGGTACAAACTACCCATCCCGGGAATCCCGGTGTATCTGACGGTCCCGGCCGACGTTCATGCAGACAGATATACCTCAAACGCATGTAAGGAAACCACATGGCTAATACCACATTCCAAGGCCCCGTACGTTCGGAAGGCGGCTTTCAAACCATCACCAAGAACGCAACTACCGGCGCCATCACTGTGACTGCCACCTTTGGTGCTGCCACAACTGTGAACGACTTGACCGCTGCTGATGTTGTCATCTTCTCTGGTCTCCCAACTTCAGACCCTACTGTTGCTGGTCAGTTGTGGAACGACACTGGCACGCTCAAAGTTTCCGCCGGCTAATAGGAGCATCACATGACGATGCAAACCGATGTATCGAGTGCCACGGCTACGGCCGACGGCACTTTGGTATCACAACCAACACGCATCCGAGGCATCATGCTGACGACAACCACTACCGCAGGGTCTGTGGTGTTGAAAGACGGTGGCGCCAGCGGCACAGCAAAGATCACAATCAATACGCCAGCAGTGGCTGAGATTTTCAATGCTTTGATTCCGGCGGAAGGTGTACGCTTCAGCACCAATGTGTATGTGGACGTGACCGACGTTAGTTCCGTGACCGTTTTCTACGGCTAAGGTGCCTCATGAAAGACCCATTCGCTAACCTCGACGAATCGGCGAAGCACATGCTGGATGGTGTGTCTGTTGTAGCCACACTTGGAACATTGATTGAGATGCTACCCTCGATTTCTGCTTTACTCAGTATCGTTTGGGTAAGTATCCGTATATACGAAACCGAAACGGTTCAGCGCATGCTTGGTCGCAAAGGGGGCAGTGATGCCGTCGACGAGTAAAAAGCAACGTAACTTCATGGCGGCTGTGGCCCACAGCCCAGCCTTTGCCAAGAAGGTTGGTGTCCCGCAATCGGTTGGTGCTGAATTCAGTGCTGCTGACAAAGGCAAAAAGTTCGGTAAGGGTGGCTCCACTCGTGCTGATTTACAACGCGTGAATGAACGCAAAACTCAGCATGGCGACATGCAACTTTTCAAAGAAGGAGGCCGAATCATGGCTACAAAAAACAATGGCATCACTACTGCCAAAATGGGTAAAGTCCGCACTGCTGCTCCTAGCAAAGACGGCGTTGCCGCCAAGGGTAAAACCAAGGGCAAGCAAATCGTCATGAAGGGTGGCAAGCCACTCGGCATGTGCGGTGGCGGCATGGCCAAGAAGAAGTAATCATCATGATGGCCAGCCGTGGTATGGGGGCCGTGGCCCCCAGCAAAATGCCAAAAGCCAAGACGGTCACCCGCAAGGATGACCCGAATAAGGTTGAGGTGTTTGCCGAAGGCGGCAAAGTAAATGCTGCCGGCAACTACACGAAGCCCAGCCTTCGCAAGAAGATTGTGTCGCAGGTGAAAGCCGCGGCCACCCACGGTACCAAAGCAGGGCAATGGAGCGCGAGAAAAGCTCAGCTCGTGGCCAAGAAGTACAAGGCTGCTGGCGGAGGTTACAAGGATTGAAAGCCCCTCAGAAATCGCTCAAGGATTGGACCGCGCAGAAGTGGACCACCAAATCTGGCAAGCCGTCTTCCAAGACGGGTGAGCGCTATTTGCCTGAGAAAGCAATCAAGTCTTTGTCGCCTGCCGAGTATGCAGCAACCACTGCGGCCAAGCGTAAGGGCAAGGCAGCCGGCAAACAGTTTGTAAAGCAGCCACCCAAGGTGGCAGCAAAGACCAAGGGGTTCAGATAATGGCTACCAAGAAGACTCCTTCACTGGCCGTCGGCCGTGGCGAGAAACTCCCAGCATCCAAGGGCGCAGGGCTCACAGCCAAAGGCCGTGCTAAGTACAATGCTGCCACAGGCAGTAATTTGAAGGCGCCGCAGCCGCAGGGCGGTGCGCGCAAGAAGTCGTTCTGCGCACGTATGTCCGGTATGCCCGGCCCAATGAGAGACGAGAAGGGTAAGCCAACTCGTAAAGCAGCGTCTCTGGCGCGATGGAAATGCTAAATGGCTAACACCTCCGGAACCACTGGTTTTAACCTTGACTTGACCGAACTGGTCGAGGAGGCGTTCGAGCGCGTGGGCTCGGAGATGCGCACGGGTTATGACCTCAAGACCGCTCGTCGGTCTTTGAATCTTTTGTTCGCCGATTGGGCGAACCGTGGCGTGAACATGTGGACGTTTGAGCAGGGCACGATCAACCTCGTGCAAGGCCAGAACACATACGCATTGCCCAACGATACCGTGGACCTGCTCGAACATGTGATTCGCACGCAGGCCAACCAGTCAGCCAACCAAGCGGACTTGACGATCACACGTATCAGTGTTTCTACCTACGCGACTCTCCCAAACAAGCTGCAACAAGCCCGCCCCATTCAGGTGTGGGTGCAGCGTATGGATGGTCAGATTTCACCAACCGGAGCATTGCTTGCCAGCACCATCACTGCGACAGATACCACCATCACTCTGGACACCGTTGTTGGACTTCCGGCAACCGGTTTCATCAAGATTGACAACGAGTTCATCCAGTACGGCTACATCGACGGCAACACGCTCTACAGCTGCTTCCGCGGGCAAAACAACTCCACGGCAGCTTCCCATTCTGCTTCAACCGCTGTCTACTGGGCCAAACTCCCAGCAGTGACCGTGTGGCCTACGCCTGACAACTCGCAGCCCTATCAGTTCGTGTACTGGCGCATGCGCCGCGTGCAAGACGCCGGCGGCGGTGTCAACGTGATGGATGTGCCCTTCCGCTTTGTGCCCTGCATGACCGCGGGCCTGGCCTACTACTTGGCGCTCAAAGTGCCGAGTGGTTTCAACCGTTTGGACGTGCTCAAGATGCAGTACGACGAGGCTTGGGCCAACGCTGCGCAAGAAGACCAAGAGAAGGCTGCCGTGCGCTTTGTGCCGCGTCAGCAGTTCATTGGGGGCGGGTTCTAAGTGGGCAATCGGTTCTCATCCGGCAAGAACAGCATCGCCGAGTGCGATCGCTGTGGCTTCCGTTTCAAGCTGCACCAGCTTCGTCGTGAGGTCGTTAAGACCAAGAACTACGAGCTGTTGGTTTGCGGCCCATGTTGGGACCCAGATCACCCACAACTGCAACTGGGTATGTACCCTGTTGATGACCCTCAAGGTGTGCGCAACCCGCGTCCTGATCGCAGCTATGTTTCGTCTGGTACGACAGGCTTGCAGATCATTGATGGTAGCAGCACCAACATCGACGCTCAGGGCTTCCAAGGCGAGGGCAGTCGCAACATACAATGGGGTTGGGCACCGGTTGGTGGCTCCAGCTTTTTTGATGACCCACTCACGCCAAACAACTTGGCATTGAGCGTGGAAATTGGTACAGTTACCGTAGTCACAACGTAAGGAGCCCATGATGGCAAAAATGGACAAGGCCGATCTGGCCCAAGACAAAAAGATGATTAAAACTGCTGTGGGTAAGCACGAAAAAAACATGCACCCCGGCAAGACACCAACCAAGCTGCGCGCTGGTGGCAAGACCAACAGCGACATGCTGAAAATGGGTCGTGGTTTGGCTAAGATCGCCAACCAAAAAGCGAAAGGCTAATCATGGCTACCTCTAAGCAACCACAGAAAAAGCCAATCGCTGCGGCTGGTGTTGAGAAAAACAACACCAAGGCAAACAAAGACATGAACGTGTCTTCGGCTAACCGCCACAGCAATGATTACAAAGGCACCAAGACTTCGGGCATCAAAATCCGTGGTACTGGCGCAGCAACCAAGGGCCTGATGGCTCGCGGTCCAATGGCCTAAGACATGACCTACGACGAACTTTTCGCAAACATCCAAGCGTACACGGAGAACACGTTCCCCGATACGTACCTTGCTGATGGCAGTGCTGTGGACACAGAGACACAGATCAACACCTTCATCAAGCAGGCGGAGCAGCGCATCTACAACACGGTGCAGTTCCCGTCGTTGCGGAAGAACGTCACGGGTGTCACATCGACCAACAACAAGTACTTATCACTCCCCAGTGATTTTTTGGCAACATATTCTTTGGCTGTTATTGATGCCACGGGCGCGTATGAGTACTTGTTGAACAAGGACGTGAACTTCATCCGTCAGGCGTACCCAAACCCAACGGATACGGCCATCCCGAAGTATTACGCCCTGTTTGGGCCAACGACAACCAACGATGCGACTCCGGTTATTACGGACGAACTTTCCGCGATTCTCGGGCCAACACCAGACGCAGCGTACAACGTGGAGCTGCACTATTACTACTACCCTGAGTCAATCACGGTGGCTGCTGATGGACGCACTTGGCTTGGCGACAACTTTGACAGCGTGCTGTTGTATGGTTCGCTGATTGAAGCCTACACGTTTATGAAGGGCGAGACCGACATGGTCACGTTGTACAACACTAAGTACAACGAAGCGCTCGCGATGGCTAAACGTCTGGGCGATGGTATGGAGCGTCAAGACGCGTATCGTTCTGGTCAATATAGACAGGCGGTGACCTAATGGCTATCGGTCAAGGCGCAACAAACACTTTCAAGTTGGGGATGCTTAATAGCGACTTCGACTTTGGTACTGACACGTTCAAGATCGCGCTGTACACCGGCGCGGCGAACATCGGTCCAGACACCACTGCGTACACAACGGATGGCGAAGCTTCAGCCTCCGGCTACACAGCAGGTGGCCAAGAGCTGACCATAACGCAACAGCCCACAATCGGCAACCAGCAAGGTAATGCGGTTGTGTACTTGTCGTTTCAGAACGTCACTTGGAACGCAGCAATCACTGCGCGTGGCGCGTTGATCTACAAGTCCGGCTCTGGGAATCCTACAGTTTGTGTTCTGGACTTCGGTGCGGACAAAACATCCACTTCAACTTTCACGGTGCAGTTCCCAGCTGTTACCAGTACAGCGGCTATCATCCGCATTGCATAAGGAGCAATAAATGTCCAATGAAGCAGCAAAAGCTGGCGGTATCTTTACCGTTCAGTGCCATGACAAAGACGGCAACCTCAAGTGGGAAGCTAAAGAACACAACCTCGTTGTAAATGAAGGTCTCCAGTACATGAACGCTAAGACGTTCACAGGCTCCAGCTACACTGCTGCTTGGTACTTGGGCTTGTACGGTGCTGGCGCATCAAACACCCCTGCGGCTTCTGACACTATGTCATCGCACTCTGGCTGGACTGAAGTCACAGCCTACAGTCAGGCTACTCGCCCAGCTTGTAACTTTGGCACCCCAACAACTGCCGACCCATCTGTGGCCACAAACTCAGCTTCCGCTGCAACATTCAGTATCAACGCCACGACCACTGTGGGCGGCGCGTTCTTGACTACAGACAACACCAAGGGTGGTACGACAGGTACGTTGTTCTCTGCTGCTGACTTCCAATCTCCCGGCGACCGCTCTGTGGTGTCAGGTGATACCTTGTCAGTGACTTACACCTTCAGCCTCGACGCTGCGTAAGGATAAAACATGGCGTTCGTTCTTGCGGACCGTGTTCGAGAAACGACGACCACAACAGGCACCGGTACAGTAACGCTGGCCGGAGCCGTCCTCGGCTTTCAGACCTTCTCTGCGATTGGTAACGGGAACACCACCTATTACACGATTGCAGGGCAGGGAACTTCCGAGTGGGAAGTCGGTATTGGCACATACACCTCGTCCGGCACTACGCTTTCGCGTGACACCATCCTCGCGTCCAGCAACTCTGGCAGCGCGGTGAATTTCTCCGCCGGTACAAAAGACGTGTTCTGTGACTACCCTGCTGGCCGCGCTGTTGTCGGTGGCGAGGGATATACTGAAAATGCAAGCACTATCAACGTCAGCTCTACTGTGAACACAGGCCGTAACGCTCTGAGTGTTGGGCCTATCACCGTGGCTTCCGGCGTCTCCGTCACTGTACCCTCTGGTTCACGCTGGTTGGTGCTGTAATGTTTGGCTGCTACCCACTATCCACTGCGCCGTTCTCGTCAATGGCGGGGGCCTTCTTTCAGGCTTCTGTCAGCGAGACTGCGACTGGTTCGGATAGTGTGGCAGCGGCGGCTACGTTTCGTTCGGCTTTTACAGATACCGTAACGGCAAGTGATTCAACAAGTTCCCGTGCTGCCTTTACCCCACGGGTAGCTGAAACAGCTGTGGGTTCGGATTCGGTCAGTTCTCTGTCTAGCTTCTTAGCTGCTATCGCAGAGACTGCCGCAGGTAACGACACTGCCTCGGCTTTGGCTACGCTCAACGCGGCCTTTGCTGATTCGTCTGTTGGTTCAGATGTGTTCTCGGCTGCGGCCAACTTTGCGGTGTTGTTTGCAGGCAGCGCCACAGGCTCAGACACAACAGCTTCTACGCCAAACTACTCAGCACAGATAGCTGAGACTTCTACAGCCTTGGATACATACGCGGCCAGCTTCGCATACCTTGCGTACATCTTGGAGGCAGCAGTTGCTAATGACACAGAGGTTGCCCAGCTTTTGCTTGACGCTTCAGTGGTTGAGACTGCGACTGGTTCAGACGCATTGGTGGCCCCTGTGACGTTTGCTGTTAGCGTCCAAGAAGCGGCGAATGTTGTTGATGTATTTGTTGGCGTTGTAGCGTTTGTTGCATTGATCCAAGAGATGGTAACGGGGGTGGATGTTGATGCGGGTTCTCTGCTATGGAATATTATTGACGACGCTCAAACCGCAAACTGGGGGGTAATTAACGATGTTGCTGGCGGAGCATGGCAAAACATCCAAGCGGCTGGCGATCAAGACTGGCAAATCATCCCCACACAAGAGTAAGGAAAGAATATGGCATACGGACAAATTAACGTAGATAAGATGGTCAGCAGTGATAGCGTCACTTCTGGCGGTCTGTACGGCTTCAAGAACCGCATCATCAACGGAAACATGGCGCTGGCACAACGCGCCACATCAGCCACAGTAACCGCAGGTACTGCTGTACCTACTGCATCTACTGGTTACCCATGCGTTGACCGTTTCTTCGTCTATTCCACTGGCGCTAACGTCACAGCGGCTCAAGTTGCTGGTTCAGGCGCTACTCAATATCGCCTTCAAATCACTGGTGCTGCATCTGTAACAGCCGTGGGTGTTGGTCAGCGTATTGAACAATTAAACAGTTACGACATGGCTGGCTCTGTGGCTACTTTGTCGGTGGACTTGGCAAATAGCTTGTTGACAACCGTTACATGGACTGCTAGTTATGCCACGACTGCCAACACATTTGGCACTATTGGTACACCAACCAAGACGCAGATTGCCACGGGTACATTCACTGTCTCATCTACAGTGACCAATTTTTCTACACAGATCAGTATTCCTGCTGCTGCGACTACAGGTGTTGAGATTCTATTTACAGTCGGTGCTCAAACATCTGGCACGTTTACTGTCGGCAATCTTCAACTTGAGAAAAGTGCGGCTGCAACGAGCTTTGACTACCGCCCGTATGGTACTGAGTTGGCTTTGTGTCAGCGGTATCTGCCAGCTTTTACGGGTAACGGGAATTGGTTTGGTTTTGGTATAGGAAATACTACGGTGTCAGGTTTTTGTCCAGCGCAGTTTCCTGTAACTACCAGAGTTGCCCCAACAGGCGTAACAGTATCTAACGTAAGTCATTTTAATGTGACGGATGCCATATCACTCAACACGGCAGCAACCTCTATTACATTCAATAACGCAGGAACTTCATCTGCATTGCTTGCGTTTGGTGTTGGCTCTGGAGTTACTGCGGGTCGCCCAACAACGCTAACCGCTAACTCAGCCTCTGCCAATTTGTACTTTACAGGATGTGAACTATGACAATACCAGTTTGGAAACTTTTGCCGCTCACTCTTATGCAGCAAACTCAAGTTGTTTGGCGTGAATGGCCTGATGGTCGTCAAGAATCTTGCTTGGTGACAGCACCAGAATATTTGAAATGGCTGGAAGAAGGCAACACACCTGAGGAAGCAGAATGACCACGACAACAATTCTTTCGGACAACGGCGTAAGCAGCGGGACTGCTGGCATCAAGACCACTGGCGGCAATGACGGTACGTTGCAGCTCCAAACCACTACGGCTGGTGGCACAGCGACGACTGCGATGACTATTGATACGAGTCAGAACACCACATTTGCTGGAACCATTCGCATGGTTGCTTACACAGTTGCAACATTACCTGCTGCTGGCACGGCTGGTCGCAGAGCTTATGTTACAAACGCATTGACACCTGTTTCGTTATCTGCTGTTGTTGGCGGCGGCGCTGTAACCGTACCCGTATTTGACAACGGTTCAACTTGGATTGTGGGGTAAACAATGAGCATCGTAATTAACGGTAGCGGCACAATCACTGGCATCACTGCTGGTGGTTTGCCTGACGCCACAATCACACAAGCTGAGCTTGCCACTGGTGTCGCGGGTACTGGCCCTGCGTTTAGTGCTTATCAGAGTTCTGCTCAAAGCGTTTCTAATGCTAGTTTTACTAAAGTTCAGCTTCAAACCGAAGAATTTGATACTAATGGTAATTTTGATAACACAACCAACTACCGATTTACGCCAACTGTTGCAGGGTACTATCAAATTAACGGGTCTATTAACTTTGGAACTGCCAGTGGTATCACTTTATCAATTATCTACAAGAACGGAGTTAGATTTAAAGACGGACAGAGCTTTCAAAACTCTGCTGTTGGTAACAGTAGCACTGTGAGCGCTCTTGTTTATTTGAATGGCTCTACCGACTATATTGAGCTTTACGCTTACCAAACTTCAGGATCATCTCAGAATAGTGGTGCTTCTCAAAATGCAACCTATTTCCAAGGCTCACTTGTGAGGGCAGCATGATGACACTCTATGAAAAAGTAATGGCTCTGTACCCCGAGCTTCAACAGCAAGACTTTATGACCGTCATCATGTTGCAAAACGACAGCGATGGTCGTGGTGACTACATCGCCAAGTGGGAGCACCCAACTTTACCTAGACCGACTGCCGAGCAGTTGGCATAATTACGGCAACCAAGGAACACTTATGTCTAGCTCATACTCACCAGACCTGCGTTTAGAACTCATCGGCACCGGCGACCAAGCTGGTGTATGGGGCAACACGACAAACAACAACCTTGGCACGTTCATTGAGAACGCTGTAGCTGGGTACACCTCAGTCAGTATTGTTGCTTCCCCCCAAGCCCTGACGGCCAACGACGGTGCGGCAGATGAGGCTCGCTTTGCTGCGATTGCCTTAACTACTTCTACTGGTGCGAACTTCACGGTCTGTATCCCACCAAACTCAAAGCTGTACACGTTCTACAACGCTTCCAGCTACACGGCCACGATTTCAAACTCGACGGCCAAAAACGGCACTACGCTGAGTGGCGGCACTACGGTGGCTATCCCCGCTGGCAAAACTATGTCCGTGTGGTCTGACGGTACTAACGTAGCGCAACAAACCGACCACCTAATTTCCCCCACTATGGCTTCTCCAGCCATGTCTGGCACACCAACGGCACCAACGGCAGCTGCTGGCACCAACACAACACAACTGGCAACCACTGCGTTTGTTCAAGCTACTTTGTTGGCATCTGTGTACCCTGTGGGTTCGATCTATATAAACGCCACCAACAACACCAACCCCGGCACACTGCTTGGCTTTGGCACATGGGGAGCTTTCGGTGCTGGGCGTGTCATGGTCGGTTTTGATTCAGGTAACACGCTGTTTGATACGGCGGAAGAGACCGGCGGCAGTTACGATGCTGTTGTTGGTAACCATACTCACTCGGTAAGTATTACCTCCGGTACCCAAAGCGCCGATCACAACCACGCCATTAGCATTAACGATCCGGGTCACTTCCATAACTTACCCTACTTTCAAACTGGTTCAGGCGGTGGAGGCGGCGGTCCTGACGTTCTTGGCGGGAGTGGCATGTACACAAACTCAAGTACAACAGGCATTACCGCCTCTTCGGGCGGTGTTTCTGCGAACCATACGCATAATGTTTCTGGTACAACTGCCGATGCTAACGTAGCCACATCTGTTACCAATAAGAATATCCAACCGTACATCACCGTATACATGTGGAAACGTACGGCCTAAGATGTGGACCCAATCAGTCTTCTCCTCATGGCGCAAAGCGCAGTCGGTGCTATCCGCGCTGGCTGTCAAATGCTCAGCGATGGGAAGGCTGAAATTGGCAAGTTCAAAAAGCAAGTTGAAGGCGGGGTAGCGGATGCAAAAGCAATCTATAAGGAAGTTGTTGGAATCTGGGGCTGGCTCACAGGGCTATTCGGCAAAAAGCCAGAGCCTAAGCCAACTGCGGTCATTGCGCCTACTGCGCCAGTACACACTCCTAGCAAGAAAACTAAACAAGAGCCTGAACCAGAGCTAAGCTACGAGGAGTTTCAAGCACGTGCAGTGCACGAAATCTGCGAAAATTTGAAGGTCTACTTTGAAGCCATGCGGCATCTCAAAGCACACTGCCGGGAACTTGAAGAAGAAGCTCTCGTAACCGAGAAGGTTGCCGACAGTGCGATTGACAGGATTGAAATCCAGTGGCAGATGCGTGAACTATCAAGCCAACTGAAGCAGTCCATGATCTACGGAACGCCGAAAGAGCTGGGCCTTGGGTCTATGTACGAGGAGTTCCTGATAACGTACGACGAAATTGTTGAGGCGCAAGAAGTTGCCCGTGAACTCAAGCTGAAGAAAGAACGCGACGCGGTATGGCAACGAGAACTCCTCAAACATCATCGAATCGACCGGGCGGTAACGGGGGCTCTGGTGTTCGTGGGAATCCTGTGGATGTGGGTCACGCTGCTGTCGTTCGGATGGCTCGTGAAGATGCCCGGTGGTTCATTGCTGCGGTGGTTGTTCTCAGTGTAGTTTTGTTTTTTGCGTTGCCGATGTCTTTGCTGATCTACATCGACACGGCGCGGTTGCAGGCAGAGGTTAGGCATGAAGTTAAGCAGCTCAAGAAGCTGGGGAAAAACTTGAAGGAAGAACATGAAAAAGCTACTAGCGCTAAGCCTACTGCTAGCCCTGATGGGCTGTGAAGACCGCTACCGCTACCATTGTCAGGACCCCGCTCACTGGGCGGAAAAGCGATGCCAGAAACCAGACTGTCAGTTCACTCAGGACTGTCCAGAATATCTTGTAGCCCCCATCTTGGAGAAGAAAAGTGAATCCACTCAACCCACCCAGAGCGCTGTTCCAAACAACTGAAGAGCTGATTGCTTTCTGTGAAGTTATGGTGTGGGCCTTCGTGGTCTGCGTAGTTATGCTCGTGTTTGGCGGCCTCGTGTTCACCATGTTGTACTCGGTGACGTTTGTACAGCAGCCATTGAAAACGATGGCTCCAATCGACATAGCCTACACCAAGATGCTCAACGACATTGTGTTGTTGATGACGGGCTCAATTACAACGCTGATCGGTATGCGCGTGGCCAAGAAGGCATCGGAGATGATTGCCCAGAAGGTAGCCCCCAAGCTGCTGTCCTACGACCCATCGCCAACCATCACCCCTACTCCAGTGGCGCCTTCTACTTCGGCACCGCTGTCTACCCCACCTTCCACTTCGTCTGTCATGCCGGATTGGAACTTCATGGGGTATAAAAACCCAGAGCTTGACGAGTCATGGGTGCCACCACCACCACCTACAACGCCGGCCGATCACCTCGATCCAAGCCGCGAGGACATTGCTCATGAACGCGCAGCAGCCAAACTGGAGTCAGCATGAAGCTGCCAAACCCTTGGATGATTCTGGGGGCTTTAGCTGCCGTTTTGAGCATTTACCTGTATGGCCACCATGCTGGCTATGCTCAGAAAGAGGCGGAAGATGCTACCCTGATCGCGGCGAAAAACCGCGAGATGCAGACGCAGAAGGATGAACAAGATGTCAAAGATGCCAACACCAAGCAAGAGTTTGAAGCTAAGCTGTCTAGCGTTCTGTCTAGTCGCCCAAGGCTGTACGTCCCCATCACCTCCAAAGGTGGATGTCCCACCTCTACCTCCAACGATGGTCAAGCGAGAGCCGAACTTGACGGACAGACTGTTGAAGACCTTATCAAGCTCGTCGCTGAAGGAGATAGAGCCATCATCGAGCTCAACTCCTGCATCGACCGCTACAACCAAGTGAAGGAGACCTTAAATGGTCAACGCTGAACAACTTAAAAAACTGCACATCAATCCGGACTTGGCCGACCCACTGAACGCCACATTCATCAAGTTCAAGATCGACACCCCGCGCAAGCAGGCAGCCTTCCTTGGCCAGTGCGGCCATGAGTGCGGCAACTTCAGAATTTTTGAAGAGAACCTGAATTACCGTGCAGAGACTTTGTGCAAGTTGTGGCCAAAACGTTTCCCGACGCTGGAGTTTGCCAAGCAGTACGAAAAAAATCCGCGCAAGATCGCCAACAGCGTTTACGCCAATCGTATGGGAAACCGTGATGAAGCATCTGGTGATGGCTTTCGTTTCCGTGGGCGCGGGGCAATCCAATTGACAGGCCATAGCGGTTACTACCATGCCGGGCAAGCCCTTGGTGTGGATTTCGTTGCTGAACCAGACTTGGTGGCCACGCCTTTGTACGCCCTACTTACTGCCGGATGGTTCTGGTCTACGCACGGCTGCAATGAGCTGGCCGAGGCTGCAAACTGGGTTGGTCTTACCAAGAAGATAAACGGCGGTACGATTGGCCTTGACGACCGTATCAAACACACCAATGAAGCTCTTGCCGTTATTGGCGTCTAATGAGAAAATCCAGCCATGCCTTTACAGAAACTCCAATTCCGCCCCGGTGTAAACCGTGAAGGCACTACGCTTGCCAACGAAGGTGGCTGGTTTGAGTGCGACAAGATTCGCTTTCGCTCTGGCTATCCTGAAAAGCTAGGTGGATGGGTTAAAGACACTGGTACTGCTGAAGCTACCTTGCAACCTCCAACTGGCGCGTACTGGGGTGTTTGTCGTTCCATGTGGAACTGGAACTCTTTGTCAGGCAACAATTACCTGTCTTTGGGAACCAATCTGAAGTTCTATATCCAGAACGGCCCGGGCGGTGATTTCTACGACATCACGCCAATTCGAGATACCAGCACAGTCGCAGCAAATGCCTTTACAACGGTTAACGGTTCAACAACTGTTACGGTTAATGACCCCGGGTACGGCGGTCAGACTGGAGACTTCGTTACTATCTCAGGCGTGTCTGGGGCGGTGAACGGTATCCCATCTGCTGCGCTTAACAAAGAGTTTCAGATCACCTACGTGGACGGCAACACATACACGATCACGGTGTCCGCTCCTGCTACCTCTAGCGGTACGGCTGGTGCAGCCGACTTCGAATACCAGATTACTACCGGTCTTGAGACCTATACCGTAGCTACGGGCTGGGGTGCTGGCGGCTGGGGTGGTTTTAACGAAGGCGGTACAAGCACTGGATGGGGGCAAGCTGCTTCTACTGGTGGTGTGGGTCAGCAGCTGCGCTTGTGGAGCCAATCAAACTATGGGGAAGACTTGATCTTTGCTCCTCGTGGTGGCGCGATGTACTACTGGGCGGTGAACGCCAACCCAAACATTTTTGACCGTGGTGTCATCATGGAGGCTGGTACAACAGTGAATGGCGCTGTTATGGATGCCACTGCGCCTTCTGTAACAAACCTTGTGGTTGTGTCCGATTCATCACGCTTCGTGATTGCTATGGGCACGAATGATCCTTCTGGCACGTTATTTCCTACCGTGCAAGACCCACTGCTGATTCGCTGGTCACAGCAAGAAGAGTTCTACACATGGACGCCATCGGCCACCAACCAAGCAGGCGATTACCGTCTAAGCCGTGGCTCTGAGATTGTGGCAGCCCAGCAGACTCGTCAAGAGATTTTGGTGTTCACCGATGCCGCCGTGTACTCCATGCAGTACCTCGGCCCACCCTATGTCTGGGGCTTTCAGATCATGGGAGACAACATCTCTATTGCCGGTCCAAACGTGGTATCGGTAGCGAACAACGTGACATACTGGATGGGTACGGACAAGTTCTACATGTACTCCGGTCGTGTGGAGACTCTCCCATGTGCGTTACGTCAATACGTTTTTGATGACATCAATTTTGTTCAGTCGTATCAGTTTTTCTCTGGCACGAACGAAGGTTACAACGAGGTCTGGTGGTTCTACTGCTCGGCCAACTCAAACGTGGTCGACAAATATGTTGTGTTCAACTACCTTGAGCGTACTTGGTATTACGGCACGATGGAGCGCACTTACTGGTTGGATAGTCCATTGCGTGATGCCCCTATGGCCGCCGGATATGATGGGCAGCTCCTTTATCACGAAGTTGGGAATGACGATGGAACCACTAGCCCTGCTAGCCCTATTGAAGCGTATGTGCAGTCTTCAGACTTCGACATTGGTGATGGCCATAATTTCGGCCTTGTCACTCGCATTATTCCTGACCTCACCTTTGATGGCTCAGATGTAGCACAGCCGACTGTGACGTTTACTGTGCGCCCACGTCAAAACCCCGGTGCAAATTACGGTACCTCTGATAGCCCTGATGTGGTGAGTACCAACAACTACGCAGGGCAGCGTACATACGACGTGCAGCAGTTCACTCAGTACGTCTACGTCCGCGTGCGAGGTCGTCAAATGGCGTTTCGTATTGGGTCTAGTGACCTCGGTGTTGCGTGGCAGCTCGGCGCTCCGCGTCTTGATGTACGTCCGGATGGCCGCCGATGAGACTATTACCCAGCAAAGCACCCCGACTGCTGGCGGCTCCTGTCGAGTACGCCCAGAGGTTTGTTGATGACTTAACAAACGTGCTGCGTTTGTACTTCAACCAGATCGACAATGTTGTATCTTTGATTCTTGGTGATCGCGGGGGTCAGTACATCAACAACCCTTACGGCGCATACCAGAGCAACACCACGCAGACCGTTGTAACGATCAACACACCAACGCTGATCTACCTAGAAGTAACGGACTTCGAAAACGGTATGTACCGCGCAGTTGGGGATGGTATTCACGTCGAGCAGAACGGTATATACAACGTACAGTTCAGTGCTCAAGTTACCAACGATGACACGCAGTCTCATGACGCAGCTATTTGGATTCGAAAAAATGGCACGGATTATGCGTACTCAAACAGCGTGTTTAGTATTGTGGGTACGCATGGTGGCCAACCGGGCTATAGCGTAGTGGCTGCCAATTTCTTTGTGAGCATGGTTATTGGCGATTATTTGGAGCTGTGGTGGGCTACTAACAGCACGCAGGTAACGCTAAACACATTGCCGCCGATTGTCAGCCCCTTTGTAACGCCCGGCGCGCCTGCTGTGGTGCTCACACTTTCGTTTGTCTCATCGCTCCCAACATGATAGACTCCCATAACCCCTTTCCAGCGAGGCACCAATGAGCCTTCATCACGCAGCACAACACCTAGCCGCGCAAGGCCGTGGCCCTGACCGCACCCTCGTTCACATGTCTCCACGTGAGGTTCAAGGCTTGCAGGCCTTGGCCAAAGCGCATGGTGGCTCGTTGACAGTCAACCCAGAGACAGGTTTAGCCGAAGCCGGCTTTCTCGACAAGTTGCTTCCCACCATTGTTGGTGCAGGACTTATGGCTGCTACCGGTGGTGCCGCCGCCGGCATTGCCCCATGGATGGTAGGTGCTGGGGTTGGTGGGTTGGAGACAATGCGCACTGGTAGTTTGGGTAAAGGTCTCATGGCCGGCCTCGGTGCCTACGGTGGTGCGGGTTTGACAGAAGGTTTGGTTACCGCTGGCGCTAACGAAGCTACGGGTGAGGTAATGCAAGCAAACCAAAACGCAGCTGCAAGCATGGGACCAGATGCAAACCCGCGTGACATTCTTGCGGCTCGCAACACTACAGCGGCAAACACAGCACTGACCAACGCAGCTAATGCGCCTGTACAGGCCGGCATGCAGGCCACTATGAACAACCCCAACGCTTTTGTGGATGCTATGGGCGGTGGTATGGACACAGCGAAAGCAGGTTTAGCTGCGCTGTCTCCTGCCATGACTCCTGATACTCCGACGATTCCCGGCGTTGAGAAATACACCGGCCCCCTGAGCAAATACCGCATGTCTGACGACTACCGGTCGTACGACCCCGTCCCACCAAACCCATACTACCAAGCCCAGTACAAGACGTACGCCGACGGCGGTTCTGTGGAGCAGATGTCGAACGCCAATGCGCTTGGTGAGAACACAGGCTTCCCTATGGCCAACTTGCATCAAGGCGCATACGCTACACCGTGGCAGACACCCGTTAGTCAGAACGTTGTTGAAGGCACCGCTGACACAGGTGTGAACCGAATGTCTGGCGAACAGACTTTTGCTGGAGGTGGCGGCATCTCTGATTTGGGGAGTTACTCGGATGGCGGCCGCATGCTCAAAGGCCCAGGCGACGGCATGTCTGATTCAATCCCCGCCCAGATCGGCGGTAAGCAACCGGCCCGTTTGGCTGATGGTGAGTTTGTTGTCCCAGCCGATGTGGTGTCTCACCTCGGTAACGGCTCCACGGACGCTGGCGCGAAGCAGCTCTACAAAATGATGGACCGCATCCGCACACAGCGCACAGGCAAGAAGAAGCAAGCGCCCGAGGTCAACCCCGGTAAGGCAATGCCAGCATGAGTGACCCTCGTCTAGCCGCCGATTGGCTGGCCAAACGCGACGCCCTACGACACAAAGCGTGTTGTGGCGACGCAAACGCCATAGCCTTTCTCAGCTCCATCATGGACGCGGTTGAGATTTGGGACGACCTCATCGACAAAGACAAGCCAGTAGCAGATAATGACCTCAATCGCGTGTTCGTGAACCTGATGTTTTATTTGCCGCAGAACCCGTTCTTTGACCGCAACAAAGGCTACTTGCTACCGATCGTCATGACGTGCATCAACGCATGGATGGACTCAACGGATTTGCAGAAGTCGCCGGCCAAGAAGGACTTGGCTGCTGCGTGGTATCTCAAGCAGATGGGCGTCGAGTTGTATGGCGCCGTTGCTTTTTTAACAGGTGGTTTCGACCACATGCGTGAAGTGTCGTTTGAGGCCCGCGACGTGTTGGCCCACGAAGAATTTACAGATTTCCTACAGGAGAACACACATGCCTGATATGGGTGGCGGCGGTGGCGGTAGTCCATCAAGCTCAACAACACAAACCTCAAACATCCCTGAATACGCACGTCCCTACGTAGAGACAATGCTGGGCGCGACCCAGAAACAGTTGTTCAACACCAAGGATGTGTACAACGATGCCGGTGAAAAGACCACCGAAATCACGGGTATGAAAGGCTACACGCCTTACAGCACCAACATGAACGACTACTTTGCTGGGGCCAGCCCTATGCAAGAGCAAGCGTACCGTGGCGCAGCCAACCTTGGCCCAGCGCAGCAAACAGCGGACGCGTCAAACATCGCCGCGCAGGCAGGACTTGGCGCCTTGAACCAACGCTACGACCCGATGATGGCCCGTGCCGATCAGTTCGGTGGCCGCCAAGCCGCACAGTACATGAGCCCGTATATTGAGCAAGCCATGGCTCCGCAGTTGCGTGAAGCACAGCGCGCGTCGGAAATCCAAGGTCAGCAAAGCGCTGCTCAGGCTGTTGGTCAAGGCGCGTTCGGTGGTTCACGTTCAGCTCTGGTTGAGGCAGAACGCCAGCGCAACCTCGGTATGCAGCAAGGTGACATTCGCGCCAAGGGTTACCAAACAGCCTACGAGCAAGCAGCCAACCAGTTCAACCAAGACGCAGCTCGCCGCATGCAGGCGCAGCAAGCCAACATCGGCCAACAACAGTTCGGCGCAAACCTGGGTATGCAAGGTCTACAACAGGCAATCGCTGCTTCTGGTCAGCTGGGCAACCTCGGTCAACAACAGTTCGGTCAACAAAAGGATGTCATCGGTCTGCAAAACCAGTTGGGTTCGCAACAGCAACAGCTGGAGCAGAACAAGATCAACCAAGCCATTCAGAACTACGCGACACAACAACAGTGGGGCATGCAACAGCTCTCCAACATGAACGCCATGTTGCGTGGCTTGCCTTTGCAAACTACCTCTACGCAAAGCTACCAAGCGGCTCCTTCCCTCACATCACAGGTGTTGGGTGCTGGTACTACGGCGTACGGTATGAGTAAGCTGGCCGAAGGCGGCGAAGTGGAAGCCCCATCTGGTTTGGCCGACTTGGCAATCTACAACATGGGCTAAGGAATAGAGATGCTCAACGTCAACCAAATCACCTCGCAACTGGCCAAGATGCCAGACAACGCGTTGCAGCAATACGCGACGATGCACAAGTCCGACCCATATATGTTGGCGCTGACGATCGCTGAGTCCAACCGCCGCAAAGAGATGCGCTCTGCCGCGCAGGGTGCGCAAGGCGCCATGCAGCAGCCCAAGGTAGCGGACCAAGCCATCGCTGGTATGTCTACACAACAGCTTCCTGAGAACGTTGGCATCGGCGCATTGCCTGCTGACAACATGAAGGGTATGGCCACCGGCGGCATCGTGGCGTTTGAAGAAGGCGGCCAAGTGCCTCGCTTTGCAAACGGTGGTATGTCTTTTGACCCGGTCACCGGTGAAGTCGTTATGGACGATGATGCCCCTCAGATGTCGTTTTTGGATAAGTTCAAGAAGGCCATCAACTACGGCGAAGGTTTGAAAATTGACCCGTACGCTGTGCCTAAAGCACAGAAAGCCGCTGAACTCGCCGCTCTTGAAAAGCGCAACGCGCCTGAGACACCAGCCGAGACTGCACGCCTCAAAGCTCAAGCAGCTGGTGCACAAGGTGTTCCAACAGGTTTGGTTGCTGCGGCCGAGGCAGCGAAAGATAAAGCTGCTCCTGCTGATAAAGGTCTAGGCGCCACGACTGCCGGTCAACGCTCAGGTCTTTCTGGTGGCGCCGGCGGCGCAAGTGCATACAAGCCGAGCACTCTGGCCGAGATGATGAAGGAAGTCAGCCCAGAAGTCGAGAAGATGAACGCTGAAGATCGTGCCGCCATGGACCCGTTCCGCAAGCAGTTCGAGGAAGAGCGTGCAAGTTTGGCCAAGCGCAAAGACACCAACAAGGCAGAGGCAATCATTGCCGCTGGTCTGGGCATGATGGCCGGCAACTCACGCTACGCCATGCAGAACATTGGCACCGGCGCCCAACAGGGTCTGGCCAGTTTGAAGGAAGCTAACCGCGCTGACGACGCGGCCAAGCGTGCGCTCATGCAGTCTGAAATGCACTTGGCCCAAGCCGAGATGCAAGGCCGCAAAGGCAACTTCCAAGCTATGAACCAGCTGGCCAACCAAGCTCGTCAAGAGAAACAATTCGCCACCAGCTCCGCGTTGCAGGCTCAGCAGATCGCTCAGCAAGGCCAGTACTACCGTGACATGGGCGAAGCAGCGAAGGCACGCGGCGGCATGGATGCCAAGGTGATGACCGAGTACACCAAGATTCAGAACAAAGCGACTGACTCCGTGGACAAAGACATCATGGCCGGCCTACTCAAACCCGAGCAGAAAGAAGCCATGATTTTGCAGCGCACACGTGCAATGGCTATGGACAACCCACTGTTGTCTCGCTTCTTGTCGATGGGCGCCGAAGACAAAGAACCGCTCACTCGCGAGTTGTAACAAATCGCACTTCTGTGCGAGAATTCACACACAGCGCCTCAGTCTTACCCGCTGGGGCGTTTGCACATTTAACGGGTTACTCACTGCTGATTGACTATGGCCAACTACCTGCCCCTCCCCGACGGTTCACGTTTACGTATTCCAGAAGGCATGTCCGAAAACGAAGCGATGCAGAAAGCACGCATTAAGTTTCCCGACCTGTTCCCAAAGCAAGGTGGGTTGAAGGGGGCCTTCGGCAAAGGGCTTGAGTCCACGCTCTCAAGCATGCAGACAGGTCTGGGTGCCCTGACCTCCCCAGAAGAAGCTGCCCAAGCAGGCATGCAGCGCGGCCAAGACATCAACAGCCGCTACGCCGAAGAAGTCAGCTTCGACAAAGTCCGTGAAGCCTACGACAAGAACGGCATCATCTCTGCGGCAAAAGAAGCACTTGGCCAAGTCCCCAAAGCAATCGCTGAGCAAGCGCCCAATATGGCTGCCACGATCGGCGGCGCGCGCCTTGGTGCCATGGCCGGTTCTGCTATCGCCCCCGGCGTGGGTACCGTTGTTGGTGGTGTGGCTGGTGCCTTGGCCCCATCTCTCTTGCAGCAGTTCGGTGGCAACATTGAGCGCCAACAAGCAGAAGGCGCCCCGATCAGTCGTGGTGCAGCCGCTGCGGCCGCAGTCCCCCAAGCCGCTCTGGATGCCGCTGGTACCTTCATTCCTCTGGGTGGCAAGTTGGTGAGCAAGCTGACAGGCATCCCGATCGCTGGCCTGGCCAACAAGGGTGCAGCCAAGCTGGCCGAAGAATCTCTCCTCAAGACGTTGGCAAAAGG